TGAACCCTTGACGCCCTGCTGCCCGAACCGGATCGTCTTCACCTGATCGCCGCTCTTGGCGACAACAACGTGGGACTTGCTGGGGTGGCTCGGCGTGCGCTTGGGTTTGTTGAACCCGGTAACCCCGGCGCGATCCAGTCTTGGGTCCTTTGCCATTATGCAATCCTGTTCGCTACGAGAATAGCCGAGGGCACGGCTGGGCGGGCGTACGGTGTGGTGAGTGGGGCGTGGTAGTGCAGGGACGTATCCACATCTTCTACTGCGACGACAACCTCAAGGTATTGCCCCGCCGTGACCTGCAGGATGCCGGTGATGTTGTGGCTTGCTTTACCACCGTCCGTACTGCGGGGCACAGCTATTTCAGTTGCAGAGTACGGGATGTCTGCGCCTCTATCCGAAACCACACATCAGCCAAGTAATCCGCACTACCAGCGTTAGAAAACTGTAGGCGGGAGGCGATCTCATACACACCAGCGGCTGCGAAGGTGATCCGGGTATTGCTTACCACCGACACGCCAGTGGCAAGCCCGGTCGTGTCGAACGTAACCACAGTAGGGGTTGCCGCGGTAAAGGTCTGATCCCCAAGGTCGTAGAAGATGCCGTGGGCTCGGTCGGTTATGTCCCCAAAAGCAATGCCACCGGGCTGCAGCGCGCTGTCGGCCAACGTACCCTGTGCTGCCGTGGCAAACGCCGTCGTATTGGCGAACGCAGCCGTACCAAGGTCTCCGGGCTGCACAGCCGTATCGGCCAGCGCGCCCTGCGCCGCCGTAGCGAAGTCGCCCGTATCATCCAGTGCTGCTGTGCCAAGGGCCAGTGCAGTCCGCGCCTGTGCCGCGTCAACCACCGCCAGCTTGGAAATGTTTACCGAACCCGTCCCATTCGGGGTCAGATTCAGGTCGCCGTTTTCATTCAGCGTCGAAACCGTGTTGCCGTCGATGTGGACATTGTCCACAGAGGCAGAGCCGGTGCCAACTTTCAGTGCCGTTGCAACGCCGTTCGCACTGTAGACGGTTTTCTCAGTAGCTGCAGGCCCGCCATCAACGTGTAGAAGCTGCTCGTAGGTGTCTTTGATAACTTCGCCGGTAAGGTTGGTAGGCATGTGCGGACCCTATTCGTTTTGGTGAGGAGGGGCCCCGAAGGGCCCCACCATTTTAGGTTACGTTTGCGATCGTACCCAGATCAGCACCCATGTTGACCACGGCCAACGACACCTTAATGCGTGCAGCATCAATGGCATTGGTGTTGATGGTCAGCAGGACGCCTGTGTCCGCCGCAGCGTACAAAGCGCCGGTCGTCAGACCAGCAGTTGTACCTACAGCGGCGTTCAGGCTGACGTCGTTGCCCCAAAGAGCAGGGGTACCCGTGACACCGAGGTCAATAGTACCGGCTGCGCCTTCAGCACGAACAACAGTCACAGCTGCGGACAGCACGTACGCGCCTACGGGGAGCGTACCGATGACCAGCGTGTCGGTAGCTGCCAGAGCAGCTGCACTAGCAGCGGCACGGGCGGCAGCGATCTTGGCGAAGTCGAGGTCGATCTCGACGACGCTCACGCGGTCAGTGTAGTTGGCTGGGAAGCCAGCGGAGTTCTTTGCGAACCCCAGAGAGTCAGTATAAGCGACCATTGTCAGTCCTCCTTATGCGAACGAGATGACGGACTGGGTGATAGCTTCAGGCTTGGTGACCTGATAACCATACACTTGCAGACCGCGAACGATGTTGCCGAAGGTGGACTGCGCACGCAGGGTTTCCATCTCTGTCATCTGTGATGCAAAGGTGAAGCCCATTTTGTGGCCAGCGATAACACTGAATTTGCCCGCATCGACGTACAGGTTGTGTGACATGTAGATCGTGAAACGATCGACCATGCCAAGACGCCCGTTACGGATGATGGAGGTGCTGTCGCCGGAAAGCGAAGCGTCCTTCAGGTCACCCTTCTTGATGAGGCCAGCCGCTTTGGCGGGAATCACAATATAACGATCGCTCTCAGGAACGTTCGCTTCATCCAGAACCGTACCCATATCGACGATCAGGTCGAGGATGTTTACAGTCGAGTCAGCGCCGTCCTTGGACACAGACAGCGGGGACGCTGTGGTGCCGAGGTTGAACGACTCAGTCTTCGCGCCAGCAGTTGCGCCTTTGTTCAGACCAGAGATACCGGGCAGAATATCGGTCAGCACGCGCTGGTCGATTTTGATCTTCATCTGCTCGGAAGCGTCCTTCGACCACATATCCATCAGACCAACGTCGGACTGGATGCGATCGACATCGTCTTCAACGCAGGAGAAGTATTCGCCCTTGTCGATCACGAGTTGCAGCTTCGGCTTGTCGGGGTTCTCCACGACAAGGTTCTGACCTTTGACGTAATCACGGATCGTGATGTTCGGCTGGGTACGGATGTTGACCGTGTCACCCATGCTGCGAATTTCGCCTTCATAGTCAGTATTCGAGATTGCTGCGAGCACTGTGGCGTCGTAGAAATTCTCGATCAGTTTGCCAGACCAAATCTCCGGGATGAAGTTCCCAGAATAGTTCGGACGGCCCGGTGCGACAGGATAAGTCATATCCTAACTCCTTGCATTATGCGGTTACAATGCGACCTTCCCGCTGTGCAGCGAAAATGTCACGTTCGATACGGTCACGCTCGGCCTCTTTCCCCTTGTACTTACCCTTCTGAACATCGACAAAGAACGTCTTGATGTCAGCTGACGAGTAAGTGCGCGGTTCGCTCTGAGTGGATGAACTACCAGTACGGCCTTTGCCGGGTGCTACTTGGCGCTCAAGTTCAGAAGCAGACGTCGCCTGCCGTGTGGTACGAGCTTCCGGTACCCCAGACATTCCCTTCCAAGACGAGAAAAAATTCGCAACACGACGAGCATCAAGACTACGCTGGGCGTCGTCCAAATACGTTTGGCGCGGAATACCTGTAAGCGGGTCGGTTTCAAGGAGCCACGATTGGAACCCTTGGTCGCCGTTAATGTCCTGCCAGTCAGGTACTACTGCCTGTAGGTCCGCCCAGAAACGCTGTTCGTTTGATACTGCTTGGTTCTGCGATAGCTGGTGGACCTGTGGGACCACGGTGCCTTGCATCTGCCGTACCAAGTTCTTGAGGTCGTCGATTTCGGCATCCTTCGTGTATGCCTCCTCGCGGAATACTCTCCGCATCACCTCAATAGACTCGCCGTAATCCTCCACGTCTTGCTCAGTGATGAGCTTCTCAGCGGGGGTCTGCTGTTTAGCAGGAGCGGCGTTCATAGAAGTAATCAACTGCTCAAGCTGTTGAACACGTTTACCAAGCTCACGCTTTTCAGTGTGGAGCCGGGGGACCTCAGCATTGTACATCCCTTGTAGGGAACGCCAACGCTGCTCGTATGTTTCGTCTTCGTCTTTTGTGCCCTCAGCTTGCTCTTTCGCCTTGGGCGCGGGTGCTTGTCCTCCACGGTTGTCGGCTTGATCTTCTGTACGATTATCCTCAACGGCCTGTTGTACAACCTCGGCAGTGTCGTCACCGCCCTGTCCTACTACATTCTCGTTGAGTTCATTGTACAGTTTGTCAACTGCCTCAGCCTGTTTACGAACTTGCGCTGGTAGTGCCATCGTGAACGCTCCTCATCGGTGTGCGTGATCCGCAGCTATCCTTGTCTGGATTGTGCCGCCATATCAGGGGACTTTACGAATAACTCATGAAGCTCTTTCAAAACCTGACACCGCCCCTGTGCAAGTGCCACGTTCTGTCCAACACTGGGTAGCTGCTCAAGCTCATGGCGGTACCACTCCGCGACCCATTTAGGGAAGTCGGGGAACTGGCGGGCCGCCATGGCCACGGCTCTGACTACATCGGGGTCAGGGCGCTTCATCCTGATCCTCCAGTGCTGCGATTCATTACGGTGTTGGCCTGCTGACCACCGGCGGGCATACCGCCCGGTAGTGTTTCAGTCGGGGCCCCACCGGGTGCCTGCGGAGCAGTGGCCTCAGCAGCAGCAAGCGAAGCCTGCGTCTTCTGCTGGTGAGCCATCTTCTCACGCGACGGTACAATTTCATCGACCGGCATCTGCAAGCCCTTAGCGACTTCACGCAGCAGAGCTGCCCGGCCGCCGGAACCGATGATCTCAATGTCGATCGGGTTGGCTGTGGCGTTTAGGAACTCCACGCGCCGTACGTTGACAGTCTCTTTGACAGCGAGGTTGATCGCGCCGCGCGGTACAATCTCTACGTCACCCTTGATGGATTCGTCCGGGTCGTACCGCATGTTGTACAGGAACTGCCGCTTGACGATACGGTGGATCACGTCGGAGTCGATGTGCATCACGACCTGCCGGATACCCTTACCCGCAGACCCCATCAACATGGATAGGCCCGAGGCTGTGCGCCCAGCGCCCTGCACGTTGGTGTCGCCGTAGATATAGGCCGGGATACCGCTGTGGTCATCCGCCAAACGCGAGAACCGGTCATACACACCCATCAACTCGTTGGCACGAGAGTCAGGCTGCGAGAACCGAACAGCAGGTGCGCTCGAACCCAACGGGTCATTGGTCACCTGCCAAATTTTCCATGGTTGCATCTGTGTGATGTCTTCGTTGGGCGGGATACGCTCAAGGTTGACTTCCACCTGCGGACCGGACGCGATAGCCATGTTGTTGACGAGCGAACGAGCCGCTGCGTTGCATACGTTCTGCACATCTTCGATGATCTCGGGGATTGCTTTACCCCAAAATGCGCCCGGCTGCTTGATAAACGACGTTTTTGCATAGGGTTTTTCACCTAATGGGTCGTAATTCAGCACCACTTTGATGGCATAACTACCCACAATCCACGCATTCGCGTCGTATTCGCGGGCCTCATCAGGCACTTCTTCTTCGCTCAAACCCCACTCGCGGAGCATTTTTCCGGAGATTTTACCCCAAAATTCAAGCGCATCGTACATTTCAGTGGGTGAATTGTACGCATAAAAGAGGCGTTCTTGCTCCTCTTTCTGCAGCTCTACGTCCTCATTGATCCAAGACTGGCCGTTGCCGACCTCAAGGACCTTGCGTATGGCCTCATCGTCGTAACCCGGCACACCAATAAGGTCAGCCAGCTCCATGCGACTCATGTGGTGATGTTCAAACAGGTATCCGTCGTTGATGTGGCGGACACCCGGCTCCGGATATATGCGGAACGGGTCAACCCGCTCGAACTCTGGGCCCAAACGCTCTGTCGCTTCGACTATAGTCGAGCCGTCTGGTGCTTTGCTGTACCCGAGCACGCGCTGACGCCGGACGACAGGTCCTTTCAGGAACGCCGCGGGGAATGTGACGATATCCGTGACGAACTCGTTGAAGGCGTCGCCCCAGCCGCCCTGCTCGAACTGGTCTTCGATCTTGTGCTTCATGCGATCGGCGCGGTTTTGTGATTCCTGCAGTAGACGGAACCTGAAATCTTGGGACACCATCTCGCGCAGCTCGGCCATCTCCGCTTCCGTGGGGGCCTGCCCCTGTGTCTGCAGTAACTCGATGACTTTGGCCGAGAACTCTTTCTGGATTTCCATCTCGGTGTCCGGCGGCAAGTCAGGGATCGTCGTCGGGTTCAAATCCCACGGGGGCATACCTT